TGATCTATCTGTACCAGATATGATAACTGCTTCTGCTGAAATTTGTGTTCTGTTGTTTAAACGATCTGTTGGAATTTGTGTTGTTCCTGCGTAATCGTCTCCTTCAATTTGATGGTTATTAGCCGCGGCTCTTAACCCATCTGTTTGCCACTCGTGAAGAGTGTTAGTTGCTGTACCTTTTGCGGCATTTGTCATAAAAGGTGTTTCTGTTGGACTTATGTTATAGATTACATCCGCTAGATCTTCTTTTATACCAATTGCATCGTAAGTATCAAAAGTTCCTGATGGCTGTGCCATATTTTAATCTCCGATTAATTATTAGATAACATGGCAGACAACACCTTCTGTGCGTCTTTCACACTACCTGATTTTTGTAATTTTTTCATACGATTATCAACACGCAACTTCTTATCGTCTGTAGAAATACTATTCTTCGCATCTGACGATAACACTCGATTTGATGGTTTAACTTTTTTATCAACAAGTCCTTTACGCTCTAGTGCTTTGTTATACCGATAAGCATTATACAATGTTATCACCGCTCGGTGATCGACAATCATATTTATTTCTTGATCTGTATAACCTTGACTATTCGCAAATCTTCTTAACTCCTCCATTATTACTGGTGCTTTTTTTTCATCACCAAATGCAGGAATTTTCTCAACAAGCTTTACTTGTTCTTGTTGAATAAAATTATTATAGACTTGTTCTTGCTCTTTCTTTTTCTCTTCATTTAGTTTCTGTCTTTCGATAGCCACTTGATTTTGCAATTCTTTTTTCCGATCATATTCGGCTTTTTTAACTGCATAATCAGAAGGATCATCTTGAGCAAGTTGTACCCAATCAATGTCATCATCTGTTTGTAGATTGCTTTCTACGACTCTAAGTTTTTCTGCGTATTCTTCTCGCATTTTTTTTACTGCTTCTTTGTCTTTGGAAACTGTGTCATACTCCGTATCTAATGATCTTCGTTTTTCACTAAGTTCCATTGACTTTTTGGTATAGTTTTCTCCTTTAGAGTAACCAGACATCAAGTCCTCAAGACTGACTTTTTGCACTTGTCCGTTTATTTTGACATCAAAAAGTTCCTCGTTCTTTTGATCGTTGGTTTCTTCGTTGATTACTAATTCGTCATCAGAAATATCTTCCGCAGTCAATTCATTGTCTATTACTAGGTTGTCTTGAGTTGCTTCTTTTACTTCTGGTTTTGGCTCTTCGCTCCTTGCAGTATTATTAATAAGGTTGGCGAAAGCCTGTTGTGTTTCCTGTATAGAATTGGTTGGTTTCGATACAGATTCCATTTCTGGATTGTCTGCCATAAAAACTCCTTAAATTTTTATTGTTTATTTAATTTATCCGTTTCCATAACGGACTTAATATTCCCTAAGAGTACGTTCAACATCTTGTTCATAAGATATATTTTTTCTCTACCTTCGGAATCTCGTGCAGGTGAATTTACAAACTCACCATATAAATCGTTTTGTATTTGTTTGCAGGCATCAACAAAAACTGGATTTTCTAAAACATTTTTTGCTAATTCTGATCGTTGTTTTTCTTGTTCTGGTGTCACCTATAATCCTCCAAAGACTGTGCGTCTGCCAGACTCAATGTCTTTAACAACTTGATTAATACGATCTGTTTCTTGTTGTATCTTTTGATTGTTCATCACAACATTGCCTTGATAATTACCACCACCAAAATCTTCTCCTCCTCCGTAGCTACCGCCTGCATCACCGACAGGTGTATTACCACCATAAGGTACATTAGCTTCGTTTGTCGTAGCAGGTGTAACAAATAAAGGATTTTCTATTGGTGTTTGATTTAGATCATATAAAGGATCACCGCTATCAGTAAACTGACCAGAAAATAATCCTCTTTTTCGTAATTCATTATTCATTGCTTGCTCACGCATTGCACTATCGTTTAATCCTAATAAACCTAAACCAAAGCCTAATGTAGAAGGTGGTGTACCTTTAACTGATACTAAACTTCCTTTGCTTGGCAAAAAGCCTAAAGCACTATTTGATAAATAACCTTGTTTTAAATAATTAATTAATTCATCATCAGATAATTCTGCCATACCTTCAATATCAAAATAAGGTCTTTCTTCTGCTCTTTCTTCTAAAAAAGATTTACCATCGTCATTTTGATCTGCGTAATTAGTCTCTGGACTAAATTGTTCTATTGGTTGACACACACCATCGATTAATTGGTATCCTTCTGGACAAGGATCATCAACAACAGGCGTTACAGGAGGATTTAATGGATAAAAATCCTGTCCTTCTTCTCGTAAATCATAAATAGGATTACGACTAGGAGGTGGTGCATAAGGTTTATCCAAATTATCATTAATAATTTGTTGTGCCTTTTTTGAATTCATAAATTGCATTAGTTCAATCCTTGCTGTACTATTTTTGTTGCTAGTTTTTCTTTTTCTAAATCTAAACTATCGTTATCTTTCACCACTTGTGTTGCTAATTTTTGTTCATCAAGATCTAATTTTTTTGCTTTAAGATTAGAGTCTATTTGTAATTTTTTTTGTTGCAGCTCAAGATCCGCCATTGCCTTTTGTCTGCGTAACTCGATGTCTTGTTGTGCTAGTTGCAGAGCAGGATCTGGTTTTTGTTCCTTTGGCTGTGGAGGTTGATTGTTAGGGTTATTAAAAAATGGTGATGCGTCTTTATAACCTGAGTTTTGTAAATATTGTTCAAGAGTATTGTATATATTTTGCGGCATCACCATATTCATTCCGCCTTGCATAATCATTTTTTCTTGCACAGCGAGAACTCGTTGTAAAATTTCTGTTCGTTGATCTACGTTACCTGTTCCTAATCCTACTTGCACACTTACATCATAACGATTTACCCATTGACGAGGATTCATTGGCACAAAATCATTATTAATTTTAATCATTCTTTCCGCATCTTGATATTCACAAACAATAGCTAACATTGTTTTAAAAATATCTTTTACTCCTTCGGCAAAGTTTCTTGCAATCAACTCTACACGCTGTGTTTGAGCCATCATCATTTGGTTAGTTGACGTTGCGGTTGTATGCGACTTGTTTATTGTATCTGGACTTAAACCCATTTGTTGCTTGGCAACACCTGTACGTTGTTCTTTTATTTCATCTATTTTATTTAGCATTGCCAGACCTTCATTAAGAAAGTTTGGTGTTTGCATTGGTGTTACAGCATTAGGACTTTTAACTCTTACTATCCCCCCTGCTCTACTTTGTAATAGATCATCTAAGTTTGCTTGATTTTCGACAACCAATGTTCTTGCGTGATTTTGGAAATACATATTATCAAGCGTATTTCTTAGTATCGTTGAAGAAACTGCTTGAATATCGGCAATCAAATCATAAAAACTTAAACCAAAGAAACGATAAGGCATTGGTATTGCTCTCACCATTGTTAAAGGCATAAATGGTATTTCTTCGTTCTCTAATAATTCATAATTATTATAACCATTACCTCCAACAGTAACTTTTCTTAGTTCTGCTATACCATCACCATCAAAATCAACTTTTAAGTAACATTCAGTTACATTTACGACTGCTTGCGATGGATCTAATGTACTAACATTCAGATCTGTTGTTGCATCATCATAACTTCTTCTTGTGACAGCTTCGGTATTAAATACTTCTTCATCCGATACAGGCAGATTATTAACAATCTTTGCATCATAACCCATATCAATTAATTCAGATCTCGTTTTATAGACTCTATGAGCAATAAAATTACAATCTTTCATCGAAGTTGCTCTCTTAGAGACCAAAATATCTTCTGGTGGCACGCTTTCTACTTTTACTCGACCTAAATCTTTTACTCTTCGTACTGTAACATTATATTTGACAGGGAAAAGAGTGTCATCTGATAGAATTTCTTCAACATCATCGATCTCAACCTCTGTATCAAGGAGTAATATTTGGTATTCTTCTTCGGTTAAATCTTTATAACTCTCTTTTCTCTGTTCTTGTGATGTACTCCAATAGATTTTACAAAAGCCATTCTTCTGTAACAGAGCAGTTTTAAATAAATCATATAAAATACTAAAACCATCGTTATCTTTGTTAAAAATATGATTACAATATTGCGAAATAGCTTCTGCAAATTGTGTATCTTCTGGCTCTGTAGGATCAAATCGTACCATGCGATCACTCTGGGTGAACATACGCATTAAGCTTGGTAATACGGACTCTACTGTTTCTAATAATTCTTGTGTAACAACAGCACTTCTGCCTTCTTGTTCATTGCCATATGGCTCTCCTAAATAATATTTAAGTGCATTTCTTCTCTGCTCACTTAAATCAGAAGAATAATACCCTAAAGAGTTTTGTACCTCCTGTGATATTACCTGCAATAATTTACTTTTTGTTATTTTTGCCATTACATAATTCCTAAATTCGGATAATTAATTTCACTTCCCCAATTTGATGAAGTGTTTAATCCTACTGCAAGATACCTAAAAGCATCTGCACTATGACTCGTAAAGTCGTGTCTTGGTCTGTTTTTAACTTCCCCTTTGTCGGTTGTTTCCCATCGGTATTGTCGTAAACAATCTAATCCGTATTTTGTTTTCTCGTGGTCAAACCAACAACGACTTAAAATCATTCGTACCGCATTTATGCCATCATCTATAGAGAGCTTCGGTACAATTGATGTTACTAATCCTAAACTTTGTGCTGTCTCAATTCTTGATACCCCTGTTCCGATTTCTCGTACATTTGCATCATGCGGAAAATAATGCGTATCGTAAAGATAGCCTTTATCCTGCAACATACCTGCGTAGTATTCTAGTCCTTCTCCGCTTTCTTCTTCGTAATCTATTAAATGTATTGCCGATCCAACTTGTTGAACAAACCAAATAGCGGTTTTATCTGCCATGCCTAGATCCCAAAATGTTGAGACTTTGACATTTGTTTGATGAGGTACTTTTGTTATTCTATTCTGTTCTTCTGCTAACTCTAAGCTTTTAGAATAAATAGATCCTATACCTGCACTATCAAACGAGCATTCAAACTCTGCTTCATAGATTTCTGGTGGCATCATACGTTTTGCTTCCGCCAGTTCTTCTTCTTCAACTATTCCTGTTTCACTAGCCTTAAATGATTTTGCAAGCCACGAGTCATTGTGTTGTGCATAATCAAACATATGCCAGAAGTTGTTTCTGCCAGTCGGTGTGCCGATACTAATCATCCATCCTTTTCTATCTGCTAGAGCAGGTCGAACAATCTCTGTCCATAAACGAGGTGGCATTTGTGCTACCTCATCTAGAACGCAACCATCCATATATAAACCACGCAAAGTGTCTGGTCGCTCACAGCCGAGAAGTTGGATACGACCACCATTCGGTAAATCGCATCGCAACTCTGTCTCGTTGTACTGCACATCTGGGAGGACAGAAGTGTACTGTTTTAAATAATCCCAACAGTTTCTCTTGGAGATAGAGTACGTTGGAGAAATATAGTAGTATCGTGGGTTAGGTAACTCGTTCTGCAAACACTTTTTAATCATTTCGTTAATGCAGAGTACAGTTTTACCAAACCTACGATGACACACTAATACGTTAAATCTTTTTAGCGAGTTGTGTATTTCTTTTTGTAACTCTCTTGGCTTATAGGGTATTGTTATTTTTTTCACG